TCAGCCGCAGCTGAACAAGCTAGCGAAAACTCCGCAGTACAAGAAACAAATATGGACGACACACTATTAACAGTTAACGTTGATACTATTGCCGGCCAACAAGATGTTTCTAAGCAAGCTCTAGATAGGGGCGGGCAACCGGGCTTTAACTTGGAAGATATTATTTTCCAAGACCTAGCTGCTGCTTATTACACAAAACTTGATAACTTACTTTTAAACGGTTCCGGATCCTCCGGGCAACCGTTAGGTCTTACAACTGTTTCCGGTGTAAACTCCGTAACATATACAGACGCAAGCCCTACAGTAGCCGAGCTTTTTCCTAAATTAGCTGACGCTATTCAACAAGTAAACTCAAATAGGTTCGCACCTGCTACCGCAATAATTATGCACCCAAGAAGATGGGGCTTTATTACTAGCGGAGTAGATAGCTCTAATAGACCACTAGTACTACCTGCCGGCAACGCACCGCAAAACGCTTATGGCGTAGGCGACGCTGCTAAATATGGTGTAGTAGGACAAATATTAGGTATACCGGTAATAACCGACGCTAATGTTGCAACCAACTTTGGTACAGGTACTAACGAGGACGAGATCTATATCGTTAGAGCAGAAGACCATATTTTATTCGAGCAAGATGTATTTACAGCTAAGTTTGAAGAAACAAACGCAGGATCACTTACTACTAAGTTAGTGGTTTACGGTTATGTTGCTTTCGCTAGCGGTAGATACCCTGCTGGAATTTCCGTCATTGGCGGAACAGGATTGGTAACACCAACCTTTTAATTAAATTAGTTTTAGTACGTCGGGCAACCGACGTACTAGAACTTTAAGGAAAATTTATGAGTAAGAAAACAGAAAAAATTGAAGCTTTAAAAAAAGAATTAAAGCACTATGAGATTTATAACAAAGCTGATCGTGCCGAAGAAGTTAAAAAAGAGATTAAAGCTCTTGGCGGAAAAATTGAAAATAAGTCCGCTAAACCTAAAGCCGAAAAAAAGACTATAAAGAAGTAGTTATGCCTAAGCACTATAAAGGCGGTAAAAAAATGAAAGGCGGTAGTGGTAAAGGCCGTAGGGGTAAGTAAACTATGGCTATTACTAACGGGTATATAACCCAAAACGACCTTAAAGCTTTCGTTGGAATACCGACTAGCGACACCGCAGACGATGATTTATTAGATAACGCTATTAATGGTGCTAGCAGACAAATAGACGCTTTTTGTGGCCGTAAATTTTACGCCGACGCAAGCGCAACCGCAAGAGAATATTTTACAAACGATTATTTTAAACTTTACGTAGATGATATAAGTACAACTACAGATCTAGTTATTAAATACGATGATGACGACGACGGTACTTATGAAACAACCGTACCTAGTACCGAATATAAATTACTTCCTATCAACGGTGTAGTAGGCGGTATAGAGGGTAGCCCTTTTTATTTAATACAACTTAATAGCGACGGAGATTACGAGTGGCCTTTATCTAATACTTCTAATAGGCCATACGCACAAATTACGGCTAAATGGGGTTACGCTACTACGCCCGAGCCTATTAAATACGCTTGTAAAATGTTAGCTAGCGAGCTTTTCGCTATGCGTAACGCACCTTTAGGAGTAGCCGGCGTAGGCGACTTCGGGGTAGTTAACGTACAACAAAATAGAGAGGTTACCCGGTTATTACTACCATTTCGTAAAGCTAGCGTTTTAGGTATTGCATAGTGGCTAGTTTACAAGAAGTTAGGGACGGTATTAAAACTACCTTAGAAAATAATATTGACGGTTTAAGGGTTTATGACGTAGTACCGGATTACGCTATTAACTTTCCGGTAGCTATAGTACTACCTACTTCTATACAATTTAATGTTGCTATGCAACGAGGAACTGATCTATATAATTTTGATATTTTAGTCGCCGTAGAACGTGGTAATAGCCGTACCGCCCAAGATAAATTAGACGCTTATATAACAGGGCAGGGTAGTAGTAGTTTAAGGCAGACTATATTTAATAATAGAACGTTAGGTTTAACAGATACCGACGCGACTATAACGGGAGTAGGCAATTATGCTGCCGATGTAAATTTAAACGGTATAGACGCAATAGGGGCAAATTTAAGCCTAGATGTGTACACTAAAGGAACGAGTTAATGCCTAAATTTAAGATAATAGGAACAAAGAAAATAAACGGAAAAGAGCCGGGCGAAATAGTTGATCTAAAAGATTTAGACCAAATTATTACATTAACTAAAGCAGGCCATATTAAAGAATTAGATAAAAAAGATAAAGCTAAAAAAACTAAAAAAGCTTTAGATCAAATTAAAAAAGATGAGGTTAAATAATGGCTAAATATGTTTTTACCGACGGTAAGTTATTTTTAGGCGGGTACGATTTAAGTTCGCATACTAACGCCGTAACTTTAGACGTTACCGCAGATGAAGTAGAAGTTACAACTTTACAAAGCGGTGGTTTTAGAGAAAGATTAGGCGGTCTTAAAGATAGTAGTATTTCTATAGACGGATTTTTTGAGGCGGGTACAGAAAAACCCGACGCTTTATTAGGGGCTAACGTAGGTAACGAAATTATATGCACAATAGTTCCGGACGCAGGTGCAGGTAATACCGCGTACTTTTTAAAGTCTAAATTATTTAGTTACTCAATACTTGGGGCTATAGGCGAAGTAGCGCCGTTTAGTTTATCTAAAGCTAATAGCACCGATAAAGTTGTAAGGGGTACTATTGATATAGACGGAAGTATTACCGCCACCGGTAATACTACAGGTAGACAATTAGGTGCCGTAGGATCCACCGAAAGCATTTACGCCGCAATTCATTGCTACGGTGTAAGCGGTACAAGTACCCCTACTATTACGTTCGTATTAGAAAGCGATGATAACGCGGGCTTTACTAGTGCTACTACTAGAGCTACCTTTACAGATATAACCGCTATAAGTAGCGAGATTAAAAAAGTAAGCGGGGCTATAACCGACGATTATTGGCGTTTATCTTATACCGTTAGCGGTACTACCCCTAGTTTTGATATACACGCTACTATTGGTATAGAATAAAAAAAAATTAAAAAAACCCGACATTATTTGATCTTTTAGTATAAAATAGTCTTATAAATTACTTAGGGAGGTAATAATGGACTATCTAAATACTAAAGAAAAAAAGTTAGTAAATTTTATAGTTAAAGAAACTAGTTTACTAGCTAACTTAGATGAAATTAATACTAATACAATCTTAACCGCCGGTAACTTAGCTAACGTAAATATCGATAGCATAAGTACCGTTAAAGTTAGGGTTGCATTAATGCAAGTTAAAAAAGAACTATTAGGGGGTAAATAATGAGCTTATTAGAAGACGCTAAAGCTTTAAAAGATCAAATAGGAGTAGTCGAAAGCTACATAGATAAAAATAATAAAATACTTTTAAAGTTAGCTAACGAAGTAGAAACTATGAAAATTACGTACGAGCAAATAAACGCTAGACGTTTAGACATAAAAGAAAATTATAAAAACCGTAACTAATACTCCCTAAGTAAAAGTTACGTACGTATAAAAGCCGGGTTTAACCGCCCGGCTTTTTCTTATGTCATACTACTTATAGATATAACTACCCGACTTAAAATTTAATTATTAAGTAAAGGAGTTAAATTGGCAAAGTTTGTATTAACAGACGCTAGCGTAACAATTAACAGCGTTGATCTAAGCGATCACGTTGCTAGTGTTACTTTAGATATTACCGCCGATGAAGTTGAGGAAACTGCGTTCGGCCAAACTTTTAAAAGTAGATTAGGGGGTCTTAAAGACGGTACCCTAAGTATTGATTTCCAACAGGACTTCGCAGCAAGCGAAGTAGACGCTACATTGTGGCCACTTTTAGGAACAGTAACTACTTTTGAAATTAAGGCTACTAGCGACGCTGTATCATCAACTAACCCTAAATATAGTGGATCCGTATTGGTTAACCAACACCAACCGGTCGCTAATGGGGTAGGCGAGTTAGCAAGTTTTTCTGTAAGTTTTCCAACTTCAGGAACAATAACAAGAGCAACTTCTTAGTATGGCTACTATACAGGGGTTACACCAACTCACGCTTGTATTAGATGACGGTACTAAGAAAGAAGTAACGTTAAGGCCTATAGATTTCGTTGCGTTAGAGCGTAAATTCGGACAACGACCGGCAAGCGAGTTAGAGAATTTAAGTTTTGAGGAGTTAATGTATTTATGTTGGAACGCTAGTAAGCGTACCGGCGTAACAGATGATTTTGATAAATGGCTTAATAGCGTAGCTACTATAGACGGACTAGGTGGCGAAAACCCGGAGTAAACGGCGGTTATTACTTAGAGCTAATAGCCGAAACAAGTTTAGCTGCCGGCCTTAACCCAATGGAAGTAGCCGAGTTACCGCTACCAATGTTTTTAGCGTTACAACAAGCTTTACAAAAACGCGCGGAAGAATATAAAAGAAATGGCTAAAGGAATAACTAAAACAACTAGCGGAAGTGGTATAGCCGTAGAGGGCTTAAACGAAACTATATTTGGTTTAAGAGAGTTAGATAAAGGCGGTGAAGTACGAAAAGCTTTAAGAGGATTACATAAAGAAATCTCTAAAGAAGTAGAAACCGTAACTAGAACAACCGCTTTACGCCAAAGTATTAATGGTAGGCCGGCGCCTAAAAGAACGCAGGGCGCTAAAGGTTACGTTGGCGGTGGTACCGACCGTAGCGCTTATTTAGATATTAGGCGTACTAATAAATTCGTACGTAACTTAGAATTCGGCCGAGATTATCAATTTTTAAATTTTTACAATAGATCACAAGCTAAAGGTAATAATACTAGCGCTAACGCTACCGGTATCTTTTTTCCTGCTGATCAACTTAAAAGACGCGTATACAAAAAATGGGTCGGTAATAAATGGCGTAGTACGGGCGTGTTTCCGGAGGGTACGCGTATACACGGCTACGTTGCCGAGCCAACTATAGCTAAAGCGGTACCGGGTATTACAGAAGATTATTCGGATAAGATGTTTAAAACAGTTAAGCAAGCGGTAAAGGGTAAATAATGGCGGCAACAAGCACTAAGACTTTAAGGTTTGAATTTTTAGCTGATACTAAGAAGTTTTTAGGTAATGTAGGTAAAGTAGGTAAAAAGTTTAGTGATGTAGGCGCCCAAATGAAGTCAACGGGCGATACTATTAATAAAATTTTCGTAGGAATAGGAGCTGCTGCGGGAGTTGCCGCTACTAAATCATTAACCGCTTTTAGAGATTTCGAAACCGGTATGAACGAGGTATTTACTCTTTTACCGGGTACTAGCCAAGAAACTTTTGATCAGATTAATAAAGACGTTTTAAAGCTATCTAAAAGCATAGGTAAACTGCCGGAAGATGTTATCCCGGCTTTATATGACTCATTATCAGCCGGCGTACCACCGGATAACGTTTTTGCTTTTTTAGAAGTAGCTAATAAATTAGCCGTAGGTGGAGCTACCGATTTAGGAGTAGCGGTAGACGGTTTAACTACCGTAGTAAACGCTTTTGGTAGTGATGTAATTAGCGTAGGCCAAGCGTCCGATATTATCTTTACGGCAGTTAAAGGTGGTAAAACTACCGTAGAAGAATTATCTAATGCTATGTTTAATGTTGCCCCTATAGCTGCGTCTATGGGTGTTGCTTTTGGCGATGTTACTGCTGCAGTAGCTACCTTAACCGCGTCCGGTACTCCTACAAGCGTATCTATGACTATGATTAGACAAGCATTAAGCGAATTAGCTAAACCAACTTCTAAATTATCACAACTTTTTATGGAAATGACCGGTAAGTCTTTTGAAGAATTTATTAAGAGTGGCGGAAATATGAAAGAGGGCTTTGATATTATTAAAAAAGGAGCTGAGCAAAATGGTAAACCTTTAGCCGAGTACGTAGGGTCGGTCGAGGCTCTCGGTGCTATTCAAACTTTAACCGGTAAAGGTAGTGAAAAATTCGCTAGTGAAATAGAAAACGCTGCAAACGCCGTAGGTGCAACCGACGCTGCTTTTGAGCAAGGCTCACAGGGTATAGGTTTAGTTTTAGAAAAATTACAAGCTGCGTTTAAAGTATTACAAATAGAAATAGGACAAAAATTAGCGCCGATACTTATTGACGCTATTGAAAATATACAAGCTAAATTTAAAGAGATACAACCCGGCTTACAAGCTTTCGTAGATAATGTAAAAAGTTTTTTCGCTAGCGATCAAGTAGTAAATACCGTTAATAAATTAAAAGACTCTTTTAACACTTTACAAAAAAACTTAGCGCCGGTTATAGATAAGATACAAGCATTTTTTAGAGCTAACCCTAAAGTATTATTTACCGGTTTAGCGGTCGTTATAGGCGGTATATTATTAGCTAGCGTAGTTTCCTTAGCTAGCGCTTTCGCTGCTCTATTTAGCCCCTTTACTATCGTTATAGGCCTAATTGCTGCTATTGCCGGTGGTTTTAGATACGCATACGATAACTTCGAAAGCTTTAGAAACTTTATAGATAATGGTATGGACTTTTTACGAAATCTATTTAGAGGTTTTATAGGATTTTTTCAAAGCGACGGTTTTGTAGGCGCTATGACTACAGGGCTAAATTTTGTAAAAGAACAATTTAATAATTTAAAAGATGTATTTAGCGGGGTAGTTAATTTTATAAAAGCTTTATTTAGCGGGGACGTTAAAGGGGCAGTAGATAGCTTAAAAGATATATTTAAAGGTTTACTAAGTTTCTTTAAAAATAATTGGGATTTATTAGGTACTTTAAAAGATGTATTTTTAAACGCACTTACTAAAGCTAAAGATTTTATTTGGCCTAGATTAAAAGAGTTTGGCGAGGGCTTTATACAAACTATAACTACCGTATTAAAAACTAGCGCGGGCGTAGTACTAGAGGGCGTAAAGTTTGTATTTAATAAAGTTATAGACAAGATAAACGGCTTTATAAATGATTTAAATAGCGGTTTATCATTTTCATTTTTTGGTATAGATATAGACCCGCCGGATATACCTAATATACCTAGATTAGCTAAAGGTGGTATTGTAACGGAACCTACTACGGCAATAATTGGCGAAGAAGGTCCCGAAGCAGTAATCCCCTTACCGTCGGGAGTTGGCGACGGTAAAGGTTTAGGAAATAATATAAATATTACCGTTAACGCGGGTATAGGTACCGACGGCGCTGATGTAGGCCGTTTAATCGTAGAACAGATAGAAAAATATAATAGACGTAATTTAAGGATAGTCTAATGGCGCAACCAACTATACGGGTACGTTTAGGCTTTACCCCTAATACCTTTACTTTAGACGATCTAGTTAGGGGTGTATTAGATACCGGGCAACTGGGTGGCGTGATAGAGTTAACAGATGTTACTAGCGATGTACAAAATGTAGCTATTAGTCGCGGTAGATCAAAAGATTTAGATAGTTTTTTTACGGGTAGTTGCGCTATAAAGCTTTTAAATAATAGTCGTAAATATGAAAATACCAATACTAGTAGCCCTTACTATCCCGGTATAGAGCCGTTTATTAAAATGCACGTAGACGCTACTACCGACGGCGGTAGTACATACGAAGACTTATTCGTAGGGTTTGTAGCCGATATTAGTTTAACTTACCCGGATAGTAATAACTCATTTGCTACGTTTACCGGTTTTGACGCGTTTATGAAAATAAATAATACAGAATTAGTTAATCAATCTTTTACTAGTACAGATAGCGGTACGTTAATAAATAATATTTTAGATAATGATAGCGTTAAATTTAGTACGGGTAATAGGGATATAGAAACCGGTATTAGTACTATGCAGGCTTTAAGCGGTATAGATAGTAATACATTAAGTTTATTACAAACTATAGAGCGTTCCGAAAACGGTTTATTATTTATGTCTAAAAGCGGTAAGTTAACGTTTAAAAACCGACATACTACTTTTCCAAGTACGGCTAGTATAACCTTTAGCGATGACGGTAGCGATGTACCATATACTAGCGTAGATTATATAAACGACGATAATGAGATTTATAATATAGTAAACCTTACCCGTACAGGCGGTACTACGCAAACACAAGAGGACGTCGGTAGCCAACTTAAATACTTAATACGTACTTTAACGCGTACCGGGTTATTAAATGATAATGATACGGAAGTAAACGACGCTGCTTTATTTTTATTAGGTAAGTTTAAAGACGCTTTACTTAGGTTTGATAATCTTACAGTTAATTTAGTTGATCTAAATACAACTAATCAAAATTTAATTTTATCAAGTGAAGTAGGCGATATAGTAAACGTAGAATTAACGCCACCGGGTACAGGTAGCCCTAGCCAAATAACTAGTTTAGAAGTATTAGATAGTATTACCTATAACGTTACACCCGATACTTTTAAAGTAGCTTATAAATTAAGTAGCGCTAACCAACAAGCTTTTTTACGTTTAGATAACACACTTTTTGGTGTTTTAGATACGGATAAATTAGGTTATTAATGTCATATAACCTAGATCACTATAGAAAGGAAATAAAATAAAAATATGCCTAGTGGATTTAAAACTTTCGCAACCGGTGAAGTATTAACGGCGAGCGATGTAAATAATTATTTAATGGAACAAAGTATCTGCGTATTTGCCGACGCTACGGCTCGCGACGCAGGAATTACTACACCGGAAGACGGTCAGTTTGTATTTTTAACAGGATCAAGTACTTTACAATTTTACGGATCTAGCGCTTGGAATAATTTTATTGGCGAGGGCGATATTACGGGCGTAACTGCCGGTGCCGGTTTATCCGGTGGTGGTACAAGCGGTGCAGTTTCTTTAGCCGTAGATATTAACGGCCAAAGTAGTGCAACAGTTGCAAGTACAGATGAAGTACTTATAGGCGACGTAGATGATAGTAATAATATAAAAAAGACAACAGCGCAAGATATTGCAAACCTAGCACCCGCAGGCGCTACGGTAGGTTTAATTTTAGCGTTAGGATAGAAAGGATATACATTGGCGGAAAGTTATAAAAATGCGTATTTAGATATTACTTCTAGCGCGCAAACACTTTATACTAATTCAAGCGGTGGATCCGGGATTATAGTTACTTTACGTATAACTAACGTAGACGGTGCTACCGACGATACAATAACCGCAGATATTATTGACGCTACTAGTGGTAATAGTCGTATAGCTTATACTATAAGCGTCCCGGCAGATAGCACTATAGAGCTAGCGGGTACTTCTAAATTATTTTTAGAAAATGGCGATAGTATACAATTACAAGGCGGTAACGCGTCCGGTGATCTAGAGGCTTTTGCAAGTATTTTAGAAATAACCTAAAGGAGTAATTATGCCTTATGGTTATCTAGGACAAAATCAACCTAATCAAACTGTATCTAATAGTGGTGTCTTTTCTATTACTGATGTAGCTGAACTTCAATCACAGGGAAAACTTGGTGGTAGCTTAGAACTTATTGAGGAACAAACTTATTCATCTGATGTTAATTATGTAGATTTCACAAATTTATATACAAGCAAATATGATGTCCATATTTTATATTTTGAAAAATGCTATGCATATTCACTTTCAAATATAAGACTTAGGTTTTTTGAAAGTGGTGTAGTTCAAACTGGAAGTGTTTATAGATATGCTTTGTGGGCAACTAATTATATTGGTGGAAATGGTGAGTTAAAAAGTAATGGTACTACTGAATTGTTTATTGCAAATTATGCAAACAATCAAGGTAGAGATGGTAATGGATATATTATTTTTTATGGTCTTGGGGATAGTACAAAATATTCATCTTTTAACTCATTTTCAACTGGTGGTCATTTAGAAGATTATGTATTTACAGGTGGTGGAACTATGTTATCTGCTAGTGATGTTGATGGCATAAGAGTACTAAATGGCACAGGTACTTCTGCATTTCAAAGCTACAAGATGAAATTATTTGGGGTTAAAAAATTATGAGTGCTTTGAGATTAGTGAATGAAACACAAATAACTTCTAGTGTTTTAACAGTAAATATAGAAAATGTCTTTTCAAATGATTTTAAAGTGTATCAAATTATTTCTAATGGAATAAACAAAGCTACTACTGGTAATGTAAATATTAACCTAAGATTAATTAATTCATCAAGCACAGTAGTAACTTCTAATTATCAATGGGGCAACATAAATTTAAAAGCTAATACTACTTATTCAAATAACTACACAACTAATGATACAGAAGTTGATTATTTTTTTGGTAGAGCTGGGGATAATGAGGGAACTGGAACTGTTGCTTGGATATTCAATCCATATTCATCATCAGATAACACTTATTGTATTTTTCAAAACCAATATGACAATAACAATATTGCACCAGAAGGAACTATGGGGCTTTTTTCAATTATGAGTACAACTTCTTTTACAGGATTTCAAGTTTATTCAACTTCTAATATTGATGAGGGTTTTATAAGAGTGTATGGGTTAAGTGAGTAAATATGTCAGTTGGTAAATTAGTAAAAGTAAATCAAACTATTGGAGATAGCACTTCTACCACAATTTCAGTAACAGGGATTGATAGTGATAATGATTATATTGTTGTAGCTAGAAATTTAGTTACAACTTATTCAACTTCATCTTGTTATGCAAGAGTTACAAAAAGTGGAAGTCAAGATAGTACAACAAACTATACTTATACAAGCACTCTAATAAATACAAATGGTGCTAAAGCACAAGTTTATAGTTCATCAGCTTCTTTGTTAGAAGTTTTTTCTAGTCAAAATACTGGAACTGGAATATCTGATTGTGGTGTCTTTTGGTTAAAGAAATTCAATTCATCAAGTGATTATTCATATATTTTATGGCAAACAATTAGAGGTTTTGTACCACAAACTTGGTATGGAACTGGTGTTCATAAAGTAACTAGTTCAAGTGATGGATTTGGACTTCTTTTAAATGCTGGAAATTTTGCTACTGGAAGTCAATTAACTTTATATAAGGTGGTATAACAATGGCAGATGATTTGAAATATGGATATAAAGGTGCAGAGCCAACACAAAGTTTTGGTAATAATACAGGTGTGTTTGACCCTAATGATATTAACAACCTTATAGCAGATAATAAATGGACTACTTTTGGACAATTAGAATTAATTGAAACTCAAACATACAGTTCAGGTGTTGCAAATATTGATTTTACTTCTATTGATGAAAGTATATACAATGTTCATTTTATGACTATTAGTAATTTAAAATGTACTGCTGCTAGTCAAAGTGTAGGTATTCAATTATATGAAAGTGGTACTTTAGAAACTGGAAGTGTATATGAATATGCAAATGAATATATAAATTTAGGTGGTGGTGGCTCTGAAGTAAAAAGTACAGGATATACACAAATAAGATTATTTTCTACAAGTTCACAAGCAATAAATGGAATAAATGCTTATCTTTATTTTTACAATTTAGGGGATAGTGCAAAATACAGTTTTACATCAATGCAACATTTTATGGAGGCAGCTACAGGAACTATGTATGCTTATTTTGGTAATGGGGTTTTACCTCAAGCAAGTGTAGTTGACGGAATTAGAATTGTAAATCACGCATCAAATAATTTTACTGATTTTGATATATCCCTATACGGCATAAAGGAATATTCATAATGGCTACTAATTTAGAATTTATAAAATCTGCTAGTGGAACTTCTGTTAGTTCATTAGATGTAACAGATTGTTTTAGTGCTGATTATGATGTGTATAAAGTTGTTATACCTAATTTTGAAATATCATCAGGCTCAACAATATATCTACAAATGAGATTATTAGATAGTAGTGGAACTGTTATAAGTGCAAGTGAATATGATAATGCTACTTTCATTTTAAGAAGTAATTCTGCATATAGTAATGGTAGTTACAGTGCTAATTTAAATTATTTTAGATATCTTGCACAAGTTAATTCAAGTGCCGATGTAGGTATAGGAACAATTTTATATATTTATAATCCTTATAACACTAAATATACATATATACAATATCAAAGCAGTAGTTGGATAGGCTCAGCACTATATGGCTGGAAAGGTATAGGGGTTCATAAAGTAGAAGAACAAATTTCAGGTTTAAATTTTTTTCCAACTTCTGGAAATATGGATTTTGATGTATCAGTATATGGAGTTAAAAGCTAATGGCAGGTTCACTTATAAAAATAAATGAAGTAAATGTAACAAGTGGTGCAACTATGAACATAACAGGAATAGATAGTACTTATGATGTATATGTTTTACAGTTCAATGATGTTGTGGCAGATACAGATGACAAAGAATTATATGTTAGATTTACTGCTAGTGGAACTGCTGATAGTACTGCTAATTATGATTATGCAGTAAAAGAGCTAAGAAATGATTTTGATTTTCAAAGAAGAGGTAATAGTAATAAAACATTTTTACCAGTAAATATATCAGGAAATGGTACAGGAACAGGTGAGGCTTGTAATGGAACAATATATGCTTTTAACTTTAATAATGCTAGTGAGTACAGTTTTTGCACTATGGAAATAACAAGGATGTCTGCAGATCCTATATTATTTGGTTGGCAAGGTGGTGGAGTATTAACAGTTGCACAAGCTACAGATGGATTTGAATTTTTTTGGGAAAGTTCTGTTGATTTTGCAAGTGGTCAGTTTGTTCTGTATGGCTTGAAAAAATAGAATATGGTTTAAAGAAGTAAGTATAAGAAATATATGTCATATTACGTTTAATTTAGATCTACTTACTTAAACTTTATTTTATGACAGAAGAACAAGCTTTAGCGCAAGCTACACAAGAAATAGAAGACGCTAAACCGTTATATAAGCAAGTAAATAAAGAACGTTTAGAGTTTAGCCAAGCAGATTATGACCAAGCTATTATAGATCGTAAAAATTCTATATTAGATGAATATAATAACGGCTACATAAGGGCTAGACAAGAACAATATTTAGCTATCCCGGAACAATTAGATTTAATTTATTGGGACGGAGTAAATGGTACTACTAATTGGGCAGATCATATAGCCGAAGTAAAGGCTAATAACCCTAAACCGTAATTGACCGAACTTCAAAAAATGCGCCTAATAGCGTTAGAGCGCGCCGGTAATAAATGCGAGTGGCCGGAGTGTATAAACTACGACCATAAATTAGAAATGGCGCATTTAAAAGATATAGGTATGGGCGGTAGCCCAAGCCGTAAATACGATATAAATAACGTTGCTATGTTATGTAAATTACACCACGATTTATATGACGGGCGCTCTATATCATTGGCTAAAAAAGAGTATCGCGTACTGTTAAAATCTTACTTAGATTATGAGCGACAACAATAACTATACGCAGAAAGAAATGACGGCAAAAATAATGCTAGATATTGAAAAGATTTTTAACAAACTTGATGAACTACAAAAAGATATAAATACTAGACCTACTAGAGCGGAAATATACGGTTGGATTATAGCCGGTATATCTATAGCTACTTTAGTTAACGTTTTAATGTAATGAAAGTTGATCTAAAAACTATAACTCCTATTTTAGTTACTACGCTTATAGGCGTTATAGGTTGGTTATTTAATACTATAGAGGAACTACAAATAGCTCACAGTTCAATGATGGAACAATTACGCATATTAGAAAAAGATTTAGATATGCAAGAAAGTTTATTTAGTGAACTATTATTTAAAATAAGCGGATAAAATAAAGTTATGGACGCTTTTATAGTTTTTAGTGCGATAATAGGAATTAATTACCTAGCGTGGTGGTTAATTAAACACGATAAAATTTAATTATGGACTATATAGTAGGTTTTTTATTAGGTTTTTTTTTAAAAGATATTGTTTCTTTTATTAAAAAAGTAAGTGATCAAGATTGGTCTAGCCGTAACTACTACGATAGAGCTTATAAGTGGCTAGATTTAGACGAAGAAGATTTACCTTAATTATTTATTTATAAGCTTTTAATGTCGTATAAAGCGAATATAATTACCCTAAGTTAAAAAAGGGGCTAAATATGACACAAATAGACTTTGATAGTTACGCTTTAGGTAAAATAAACTATAAAAGTAAAAATAAATTCGAAAATAAATACCCAAAAGAAACTGAAGTAATTATTAATTTATTAAAGCAAACTAAAATAAGAAAAAACGAAACTCAACTAAGCGTGTATAGTTATAAAACTATAGCGGAATATTGCATAGAAGTTTTAAATTATAAAATGGTACATAGTGAAAGTTTACGCAAAATAATAAGCCGTATAGCAAAAGAAAACGGGTGCGAGTTATGAATTTAGACGAATTTGTAGCTACCCGTAAAGATGTACCCGAAGTAAAAAATAAAACTATAAAACCTAGCGCCGATTGGGTACCGGGCGTAGAAATGAACGGCGGTAAAGGTAGTATTACTACTAAAGCTATACCTAAAGGCAACCCTAATTGGAACGATTGGATAGATTATTGGCTTGGCGACGGCGCTAGTAAAGACTTTTACGTAAGAGAGGACGAGCCGGTTAACTTTAGAACGTGGCAAGGTTGGGGCGAAAATGGTATACAAAACTTTTATTATTTTAAAGCTAACATATACGCGCGTAAAAATAATAAGTACCAAGATAAAGAATTAAAAACACTAATTAGTAACGCTAAACGTAAAAAGCCGGTAGATCAACCTAAAACTAAAAATAAAAAAGCTTTCGTAATATGTATGTCGGATTGGCAAGTCGGAAAAGAGGGTACGGAAGATATGTTAGATAGATATTATAAAGCTTTAGATAATATTGCTTTACAGATAAAACACTTAAAACGTAAATATAACGATTTAGATAAGTTAGTAATAGCGGGTTTAGGTGATCTAGTCGAATCGTGTAGTGGCCATTACCCTATGCAAACGTTTACAACCGTTTTAGATGAACGGCAGCAAAAAACGTTAGCTCGGCAAATGTTATTAGACGCCTTTAATAGATTTAGTAAAGATTTTAATGAGGTACTTGGGTTATGCGCCTTAGGAAATCACGGTGAAAAAAGAATTGGTACTAAAGCCTACACTACGTTTGGGGATAATAAGGACGGCGAATTATTTGACGAGGTAGCGCAGATATTAAAAGCTGATCCTAGTAAAAAGCACGTTAAATTTACAATACCGGATAATAGTTTAGCTTATAGTATTGAAGTTTTACCGGGTACCGTACTTACTTTAGCGCACGGCCACCAAGCTAAACGAGGAACGACACCGGCCTTGCGGGTAGAAAATTGGTTTAATAAAATGGCTAGTAAGCAAAGTAAAGGTGGTTTTTATGCTACTAATGTTTTATTAGTAGGACATTACCACCACCATTGGAGTAAAGAAAATGAAAGGCTTATGTTGGGTGCAACTACCATAGATAACGGTAGCCAATGGTTTGAAGAAGGGGGCGGGGATAAAAGTTTACCCGGAGTAACAACGCTAGTTTTACATAGCACTAAAGATTTAAGAAAATGGAGTGATATAGAGATATTATGAGTACAAGACGAGGAAGTAGTAATTGGTATTTAGAACATTGGGCAAATGCTTTAGGTAATACCGATGAATTAACAGTAATAAGATTTAACGGAAAAGGGCGGGCGCAAATTAATAAGGCCGTATTACCCGCTTTTACATTATTAAATATGTGTTTAACGGAAGATAATTATATTACGCACCGTAATACTACGGGCGGTTATAACTTTCGTAAAATAGCTAATAGTAATAGATATAGTTGCCACGCTTACGGTTTAGCCGTAGATATAAATTGGGACTTAAACCCGGTAACGCGCGACGGATCAACTAAAACTAATTTTAAAGATAGTACTATTGCTAAAATTTTAGAGATTAAAACGCAAGACGGTTTACCGGTATTTAGGTGGGGCGGTAACTATAAAAGTTACAAAGACCCTATGCACTTTGAAATATTTGTAACGCCGGAAGAATTAAATAAAGGTATAGTACGTAATAACTTTAACCAAACCGAATACGTTAAGTTAGGCCTAGCTAGTAAACCACTACGTAAAGGGGATAAAGGCGAGGGCGTTAAGTATATACAAAAATTACTTAATGAAGTTTTAGATCAACATTTAGTACCGGACGGCGACTTTGGTAGTTTAACGCAAGCCGCAGTTTTGGTTTTTCAAAAAAAAGCCGGGCTAATAGAGGACGGTATAGTAGGTTCTAATACCTACGCTAAATTAATGGAGTTTAGGTCTGCTAAAATAAAGGCGGAAAGGAATAGTTTAATTGGCAAATATCAAATCATCTAAAAATTGGAAAGCCTATTGGGGCTTTATGTTATCTAAAGCTTTTCGTACCGGTTTACAAAGCGCTATATCTTTGTACTTAGCTAATAGCACCGGAATAATTAGTGCGGATATGTTAGAACTTTTAGCAGTAGCTTTTCTATCTAGCTTTATTACAGTAATACAACACGCTTTAGAGCAATATAAACCTAAAGCGACTTGGGATAACTAATTTTATAAGTTAAAATAAATAGATCAAATTGTGTAATTACCCCCTAAGTAACTGCACAACCGAAAAAGCCGGGTAATATTTAAAAATAAATAAATATCTAAAAACCCGGCTTTTTTCTTTTACAAACATAGGCCAAATTTACGTTTTGCGCCGTTTGGAATATAGGCCAAGCAGTACTTAGCCTACCCGTTAAAAAATAAAAAAAATTACGTGTCGTACCGAATAAGCTAGCAATTTTATTTTAAGTAGTTATAATTATTGGTAATTACTTAGGAGGTAAATTGTTAAAATTATATAAACTAAACGACCCTAAAGATACGTTATTAATTAAAGATAATGTATATAGCGGGGTTTTAAATGATAACGGTAAGGTAACTCTAACCCACGTACTAGCTAGTTTCGGTTTAGTACAACTTTATAACGGGGCGGAAGTTGATCTAAACCAATTAGAGCTAGTAGATGATAAAACACCTAGCCTTAGTTTTAGAACGCAACCTACTAGCGAGCGAGGATCACGCGCCGCACACGACCCTTACTTAATTCGTAAAGACGTTTATAACGACGATTGCGTACATTGTAAAAAAATATTTGATTATTGCGGGAGGTTACACGATGTATAAAGTTGATTTAGAGCGTACGCCTACGGTTATTAATAGTTATAGAAAACTAACCGACGCGGGCGTAGTAGCTACGGTAGAAAATTCTATGTATGCTAATCAAATAACTTTAGATTATAAAAAAGAGTACGGGGATCTAAAATATACTGATTACTTTATTCATAGGCCTACTAATAACGCTATAGGTGTATTTACTAAAATGTATAACGCTAATTATGAGCCTTATTACTTTTTTAGCGGGCTTATTAAGGTAGGTATGCTAGCCGTATACGATATGTATAACTTTAAGTACTTAGGCGAAGTTAAAAGTATAGGCGATAAAACAGTTACTATTACCGCTTATAAAGGCCACGAATATAACGAAAAAAACCATAGGCTTAACTTTTATACGTTTGCTATGTATAACGGCCAATATAACGTTGATAAATGGATAAAAGAAAATAGAGAGGTAAGTTATACAATATGAAAGTAAAAGATTTAAAAAAACTAGTAAAAGCTTTTGATGATGTTAAAAATTTTGATCTAGTTAAAAATTGTTGGACTTATAACGAGTATTTATTTTGGGGCGGTACATTAACAGGAATAAATAAATTAAATGAGGTGAAAAATGGATCCATTAAGTAGTATGTCTATTTTAGCTAAGTGGGGTTTACTAATGATGTTGGGGGTAACTATAGCTTTAGTCGTTTTTACAGATGACGACGAAGAAGAAATGGACTTACCTGATTGGGTAAAAGATGAAAGCGACTTATTTAATGATTAAAAAAATAATTTTAGTAAGCGCTTATAATTTTTTATCTTATCTTAAAAGTATAATCAACAAACTTATGTATTACTTTTTAGTAAAGCTAAATAGTCATTATAAGAGGGTAGAAGTAAAAAGTATAAAATGGAAAAAAAGGAAGTAAAAATGGATAAAAAAGAGTTACTCATTTTAAAGCAAGTTAGCTTAAAGGCAGCAGCCAACTTAGGTGGTACTAAAGAGGAAGTTGTAGTTAATGCTAGCTTTTTTAATGATTGGTTATTAGAGGGGGTTGATCTAACCGTAACTAAAGTAGATACTACTAGTAGCAACGGTTTTGAGCCTAAATGCCCGGCTTGTGATAGTTTTGTTTGGGATAACCGCGAAACCGCAAGCGCTATACAACCTAAATGGCGTTGTAAGAACGAGGATTGTACCGGCGGTAGCTTTAGTAAAAAATATAATAAGCTAATGGCGTGGGCTAGTTGGGACGAGGACGAGTTCGCTAATGCAGAATTACAAAGAAACACCAACGGGGTAGATGACGCTAAAGTAGATAGCGTTGATAACGCCGGCCAAGTTAACGATGACGAGGATATAGCGCCGTTTTAATGAATAAACAGGAATTTTTATCTAACTTAAAGTGGGCTAGCATACGTTGGAGTAATGTAAGCTTAGATAAAGATACCGTAAGTAGTTTATACGACGACTATAAGGGCTTTAGTTATAACTCTTTAGCTAAAGCCCTACGGCTTTTATATGAAAACGGATCTACTTATTTAGAATTACCTAAACTTTATAAGATAACAAAAGATTTACATAACGACGAATTAATTACCCGGCCGCAATTAGATCAACCTAAAAATATAAACGGGTTAAAAGAGTATTTAAAAGAAAATAATTTTACTAGTATCAAAGACGCTATAAAACACAACAGGAGTAAAAAATGACCGATAATGTAGAAATAAAATATGATATACCGCCCTTTACCATAGTACCGCATTGGGTAGCAGAATTACTTAAACCTACCGAGTTAGCTACGTACGTAGTTTTAGGTAAATACGCAGATAATAAGACTAAAGAGTGTTGGCCTAGCTTAAATACTATAGCTAGAGATTTAGACAGATCTAAAACTGCTACTATAACCGCTATTAAGGGTTTAGAGGAAAAAGGCGTATTAAAAATAGAAAAACGTAAAAACGATAAAGGCGATTGGGATAGAAACCATTATACGCTTATAGTTAACGGGGGTAGTAAAGAAAACTTAACCACCCCTAGTAAAGAAAATAATACTACCCCTAGTAAAGAAAACTTAACTACGGGTAGTAAAGAAAACTTAACTCTAACTATACCCAATATAACTATACCCAATGAACTATATTTTGATACCTACGATAAAGCTAAACAAGATACTTATGTAGAAACTTTAAAAGCGTGTTTTAGTAAAGATAGACCTACTCGTACGGAATACGGCGCAATGGTTAATACGGCTAAAGAGTTATTTACGGCCGGTATAAAACACGATGAAATACCTACGTTAGTTAAAAATATGGTTATTACTTACGGCGAAAAATATACGACGGTAAGTAGTATAAAAAAACATACCGAATTATTAAACGGCGCTAAAACTAAAAATAATAAAGATGTTAAAAAACTAGTAGATCAAAACCAATTAGAAAGGTGGGCTAATGAATAGCGAAATAAATAAAGGGGCTATAGGGGTAACGGAGTTATTAGATAATGTACCCGGTATAGATAAACTAATTACCGAAAAAAAGACTATCCCGGAAAGTAAAGAGGGTTGGGGCGGTTTAGAGTTTAAGCTTAAAAGTAAAGGTACTATTTTTAAGCATAGTATATTTTTAAATTTTAATGATTTATACGATGTTACCGCTAACGGTAAAACTATTAAAAATATGTTTGTAGGCGAAGTACACCAATTATTAACTTGGGTAGTAGCTTTTGAAGATTATAAGGAGGAAGAATAATGAAAGACTATTTTTTTGAAGTAGCGGTATATAAAAGAGTAAAAGCTAAAGATTTAGATAGCGCTAAAAATATTATAGAAAATAAAACTAAACATTTTAACGAATGTTGTAAATTTACATTAATAAGCGTAGATAAATGAGCGAAATTAAAGACGCTAAAAAAAGTACGTATTTAACCGAACTTAATAAGCGTAAAAAAGATTATAAAGACCCGGAGTATAAAAAAGTAGTAGTTGCCGCCGAAGTAGTTATGTGGCTTGAAAGCAAAAAAGTAAATAAAGATTACGCTAAAGAGTGTGCGGAGTTTTTAATTGACGCGGGTAAAGTAAGGCGCGTAGATTTTACGCAAAGGGACGGGCGCGAAGTTTTAGATCACATTAAATACGGCGAAGTAAAAACTTATAAATATGATTAAAGCCTGCGTTTTACTATACGCTTTAATAATTAATAATTTTAGCGTAGGTATACCACCAACTATAGAACAACTAGATGATTTAAAAAAATGTTATGAAGATTTATCGGGTAATTGCTTAACCTATAGCCCGTTATTAGTAGAACATTTTTACGAGGATAATTTAGAAACCGCTTTTAAAATAATGTGGTGCGAAAGTAGGGGTTTACCTAACGCTTATAGGTGGCAAGACCAAGATAGCGGGCTTTATCAATTTATACCGCGTACTTACGGGTGGGTAGTAAAAAATAGTGATTTACCATATTGGGATTATCCTATTTACGATACGTACGCACAATTTATACCCGAAGTAAACATAAAAGCAGCAGCAATTTTGGTACAAGATTTACATAGTTATCAACCCTATTGGAAACCGTTTAGTAGTTCGGAAAATTGTTGGAAAGATACTAAAATTTTTTTAAATTTAGTAAAATTAGAAAAATGATAGATTTAAACGAGCCCCACGTTATAGATATACTAAATAAAATTAATTTTAGGGGCGGTAACTTTATAAAAAGTGTAGATCCCTACGAACATTACGACGCGGAAAACTTTAGTAACATTTTAGAGATTAAAGTACGTACGCAAGATTATGATAAGCATATTATAGAACGCTTTAAGTACGAGCGTAATATTGAACATAGTTTAACTAGTAAAAGAAACTTTTTTTACGTAGCGGTAGCTTACCCTTATTTATACGCGTGGGATATAAATTACTTAGATAGCATAGGCTACAACTATTTATGGAAAACTAAAAACTTACGTAAAACTACGCATTATGAAAATAATAATGAAATACCTAAAGTAGTAGGTTATTTAGAAAAGCCGTTTAGCCTATGTATAAATTTAGTAAATAGTAAGTTGATCTAAAAATAAATTTTTTTAAAAATACCCGACATTATTTTAAAAAGTATGCAATACTTGAGTATTACTTAGGGAGGTAATAAATGGAAATAAAAGAAAAATTACAAAACGACTTAAACGACGCTAAAAAAGAATTAGCTAGTTTCAAAGAAAATAAAACTTGTTCTTACGAGTTAGTAGAAAGCGAATACGATTATATCTGTACCGTATGCGACGAAACTATAAATGCAGGCGATAACGCTTACTGTATTGAATATATAGACGAAGTTTACGTATGCGAAAATAATATGGAATATTACTTAATTCAAAAAGTAGGAAATATCGCTTTACGTTTAGAAATGTTAAAAGATATTAATACCGAAGTATCAGATGAAACAAATAAAGAAGTAGAGGAATATTTTAAAAAATACGGTGGTAATTAATCTAAGTTGCGCATAATAGCCTTTTATTAATTCTAAATTACCCGGTACAAGCTACCGGGTTTTTTAGTGTATAATCTAAATATGAACGGTATAGGTTTTAATAAAATAAATAAACTAATAAAAGATATAGGCGGGCTAGACGCTTATATACAAGAACTTACGCCGGTAGAGAGCCTAAATACCCCTTACGGACATAAAGGCGGGGTAAACTTTAGCGTATTATTACCTAATGACGCTTTTACTAAGTTTGTAATAAGATATTTTAGCGATGACCAATATAGCGTAGAGGTAAGTAAGTTTAATAAATTTAACCTTAACTATGAAAGCGCTATAGTAGATAGCCAAAGTTTAATTATATTATTTAAAGCCGTTTACGAAGAAATAAGTTTATTAAATAACATACTATTAGACGATTTAGACTTTACATTAAGTAAAACCGGTAAAAAAGATTTAAACGCTTTAAAAGATTTAGATAATAACTTCTAATTACATAAATAACGACTAACCTTAGCTTATGGTATGGCTTAACAGGGCTAGTTGTAATAATGTAGATACTAATTTATTTATTAACCCTAGTAGGCGTAAATATAGTGATCTAAATATTTGGAACGCTAATAAGATGTGCCGGGAGTGTCCGGTTAATATAGATTGCCTTACCTATGCTTTAGATAACGACCTAGAATACGGCTTATTTAGTTTACCCGAACGGGTACGCCGCAGAATACGTAAAAAAGTTGATCTAAATAAATATATGGTAGATACGTTTAAAACTATGGACGTAATAGACCCTACCTTTAATAAAGACGGTAAGTTAGTTAAGAAACGTTGCTTACGGTGTAATAGATACGTTAAGGGCTATAGCAAAGATAATAGTAATTGGGGTGGTTATAACCATATTTGTATTAGTTGCTATATATCCATTAAAGATAAAAAGCGCGTAGATAAACTATTAGATAGAGATAAGGCAAGCCAATCTATGCCGATCTTTGATAGTTACGGTAGCTTAGAGAGTAAAAGATGTACTAAATGTTGGGTAAGGCAAGACGCTAATAGCTTTAGTAATAGGCCGGCGGGTATAGGCGGTAAAACTTCGTGGTGTAAAGGGTGTACTAGAGATAACTTAAAGAAGTGGCTAGATAAAAAGAAAATAGATAATGAATAAGCCTAGTAGGCCTTGCTTAAAATGTAGAGCTTTATTTATACCTAGTAAAGATAGCCCTAGTTATTGTACGTTACATAAACCTATTAAACGGCAGAATAGTAAACGTAAACCGCATTATAACGACCCGGAATATAGACGTAACCGTAAGTACTTAATAAAAGAATACGGGCGTTGCTTTAGATGTAATACGGGGGGTACCCCTAACAATAAATTAGAGATAGACCATATAGTACCGGTAAGCGAGGGCGGAAGTAATAGATTGTCAAACTTACGTATATTGTGCCAAAACTGTCATCGGTTAAGACATATAGTAGAAAAGTACCGTAAATAGCTATATCTAAATAAGCCTACAAATAGGGCGTTTTAAGGGGGACAGGGGGCGTTTTTTTCTATACGCCACAGGGCGAACACCCCCCCCATTACCTTACTTTTTTTTTACCCAAATTTTAGGCGTTTTTTACTCTATAACTTTTTAAACGTTGTTATACGAGGGGTACTATATGTAGTGGTATGTTAAATTAGAGCGGTTTTACGTAAAGGAGTACCCCTAGCGTAAAATACGACTATAATATTTTTTATGAAACATAAAATACACCCCGACTTAGATAAATTAAAAACGCCGTTAGATCAACTTAAACATTTAGAGGGTAACCCTCGTAAAGGTGACGTAGACGCGGTAGCCCGTAGTTACGATGAGTTCGGACAACGTAAACCTATAGTAGCTACAAGCGACGGTACGGTAATAGGAGGTAACCACCAATTAGCAGCAGCTAAAAAATTAGGTTGGACGCATATAGCGGTGGTAGTAACTAACGATGACGAATTAAAAGCTAAAGCGTTCGCCCTAGCAGATAACCGTACGGCAGATTTAGGTACTTACGATAATGATTTACTAAGCGAAATGTTATCTAGTGTTTCTAGCGATCCAAAGCTTTTAGCGGCAACTAGTTTTAAAGAAGAAGATTTATTAAATTTAAGTTATGTACCCGATGACGACGAGCATAGAGATTTTATTACAGAATTTGGGGCGCCACCATTTACTACGTTAGATACCCGGCAGGGCTATTGGCAAGATAGAAAAAGAGAGTGGCTAGAGTTTGGAATTAAAAGCGAGTTAGGTAGAGAAGAAGATTTACTATTCGCTATTAAGCCCGGCGAATATCAAAAAACTAAAAGTAATGTTTCTAATACAAGCGTTTTCGACCCCGTACTAACAGAATTAATATATAAATGGTTTACCGCACCCGGTAGTAAAATATTAGATCCGTTCGCAGGTGGTAGCGTACGCGGTATAGTAGCTAGCGTATTAGGTAGAACTTATACCGGTATAGATTTAGCTAAAGACCAAATTAAAGAAAATAATAAGCAAGCTAAAGAATTAACGCCCGATAATTTACCTAAATGGATAGTTGGCGATAGTAAAAACGTAGTTGATCTAGCTAAAGATAGTTATGACTTTATTTTTACCTGCCCTCCGTACGGATTTTTAGAAGTTTATAGCGATGACCCTAATGATTTAAGTACTATGAGTACCGAAAACTTTAATAAAATATATAGCGAAATTATAAAAGATAGTTGTACTTTACTTAAAAACGACCGTTTCGCCGGTATAGTTATAGGCGAATACCGGGAAAAAAAGACACACGGCTACGTAGATTTCGTAGGTACTACCGTACAAGCCTTTAGGGACGCCGGTTTAGAGTATTACAACGAGTTCGTTTTAATAAATGTACCGGGTAGTGCGCCATTAAGAGCCGGCGCTTACTTTGATAAAGGCCGTAAGGTAGCTAAAACCCACCAAAACGTTTTAATATTTGTTAAAGGCGACTATAAAAAAGCTACCGAGTACTGTGGTAAAGTAGTAGGGGTAGACCTACAAAATGAAACCGAGTAATGAAATAAAAATAAGAAATGAGTAAACGGGGCAGAATACCAAAGCAGGCGGAACTTAAAACCGGCCATAGAGATAATAATTTACAAGTACTTAAAGGCGGTGCCGAGTTTCCTAAACCTAAAGCACGCCACCAATGGTTAGCTAGTACCCGGCGTAATTGGAAAAATTATTGGGATAGCGAGCTTAGTAGTACGGCGCAAGCAGTTGATCTACCCGCTTTTTATAGATTATTTCAATTTTACGACGCGGTAGAGCGCGCTAATCGTATGGTGTTAAAAATGGGTAATAAAGGTTTATTAAGTGTAGGTAGTCAAGGCCAACCAAAAGTTAACCCGCTTATAGACTTAACGGTTAAATTAGAGCCTAGTATTTTAAAACTAGAACAAGAACTTGGCCTAACACCTTTAGCCCGCCAACGTTTAGGTATAGCTTTCGGCGAAGCTCAAATAGGTTTTAAACAATTACAAGAATATTTAAAAGATGATGAGATAGAAACAGTAGATCCTCGTATTTTATTAGATCAACTAGAAGAAGAATAATGACTTTAAGTAATAAGTCGGGCGAAGATTTAGTTAGATGTAAAGAGTGTGGCGATTACTTTTATTCATTTAACGGTAAATTAAAATTATGTTTTTGGTGCGATACTAAATTAACAGAGGAAGAATAATGACTAAAGAGTTACCTAAAACTAAAGGGGCGCGGGTAGTTAAGTTTATTGAAAAATTTTGTGTACACGGCGAGGGCGACTTCTTCGGCGAGCCGTTTAAATTAGATAATTGGCAAAAAGCAATTATTTATGAACTATATGAAGTTAATAGTAATAATAGCCGTAAGTACCGCGAGGCTCTTATCGGTTTACCGAAAGGAAACGGCAAGACCGCTTTAGCAGCAGCTATAGGTTTATACGAGCTTTTAGGTAGCGGGGTAACTAGCCCTTTAGTAGCGGTAGCAGCAGCTAGTTACGAACAAGCTAACTTAGTTTTTGGAACTATGAAAGTTATGTGTGAGGAAAGTATCTTTTTAAAAGATATGGTCGAAACATTTGAAAACGAAATACAAGTTAAAAATAGTCCGGGTAGGGCTTATAGAGTTGCAGCTAAAGCAGGAACGGCCGACGGCGGACGTAATAGTTGCCTTATAGCAGATGAAATACACGAGTGGGCAAACATAAACCAAGAGCGCGTACATTATGTACTAAGTAATAACACCGCTAAACGTAAAGACGGTTTAGTACTTAATATAACTACCGCCGGTTATAACTTAGATAGCCTAGCGGGTAGGTTATACCAACGTGGATTAAAAAAAGAAACCGGCGAAAGCGATGATCCGGAATATTATTTTAAATGGATAGGCGCTAAAGAGGGCGATAACTACGAAGATCAAAAAACGTGGGTAGATGTAAACCCGGCAATTAAAAATGATTGGTGGCCTTTAGAAAACCTTAACCGTAGATTTAAAAGCTTACCATTACACGAGTTCCAACGTTACCATTTAAACCAATGGACGCGTACGGAAGAAGAAAGTTGGCTACCGCCTAACGCTTGGGATAATTGTACGGGCGAAGTTGTATTTAACCCGGACGCCGAAACTTATGTTGGGGTTGATATGGCGCTACACCACGATAGCGTAGCTATAGTACACGGCCAAAAAGATAAAACCGGTAAAATTATTTTAGATAGTAAAATTTGGCACCCGGACGATTACGACGTAATAGATATACAAGCAGTAGAGCGTTACATATTAGATTTATGTAAAGAGTTTAACGTAAAAGAAGTAGCATACGACCCGGCTTTTTTTGAACGTAGCGCGCAGATACTTTTAGATAATGGCGTGCCTATGGTTAACTTTCCGCAAAGCCACGCCCGTATGGTTCCTGCGTGCGGAAACGCTTATGATTTAATAGTAAATAATAAAGTTATACATAACGCAACGGCTACATTTACCGACCAAGTTTTATCCGCCGCACAAAAAGTAACGGATAGCGGTTGGCGACTTAGTAAAGGTAGATCAAAAAGAAAAATAGACGGTGCTATAGCTATGGTAATTATGTTAGATAGAATTACGGCGCCGGTTGTTGATACCGAGCCACCGGTAGCTATAATTAATTTATGAACATTAATAATATGACAACGTTAGCCGAAGTTATAGGCGCCGGCCTTATAATTTACGGTGTATATACATTTAGTATCGGTTTAGCTACCATAGTTGCCGGTGCGTTTTTAATAATAGGAAGTTATTTAGTGAGTAGATGAGTTTATTTAATCGTGAAAAAAGAGACGCTGCTTTAGGTAATTTAACCGATCTTTTACAACTTAGAGAGGGCGGGCTTTACAACTATACCGGCGAAAAAGTTAATGAAAAGAGCGCTTTAGGTATAAGCGCCGTATTAAGTGCAATATCTTTAATAGCAGATAGTATCAGTATTTTACCTATAAAAACTATTAGATACGACGGTAATAAGAAAGTTTTTACAGAAAAACCTAAGATATTTGAAAAACCTAACGCCAACCAAACTATTTTTGAAGTTATACACCAAGTTATTACTAGTTTATTAATGCACGGTAACGCTTTTATTTTAATAGATAGAGATAGACAAGGTAGGCCTATAGCTATGACGCCTATACATAGTGATCGGGTAGTCGTAGAAATGCACGGCGGAGTTAAAACTTACGTTATAGGTACTAATAGTAATAAACGTTCTTTAACAGATGAAAATATATTACACCTTAAATGGTTTAGCTATCCCGGTAACTTAGTAGGTATAAGCCCGTTACGAGTTAACGGTAATACTTACGGTTTAGCTTTAGCTATGGAACGACACATAAGCCAATATTATGGGCAGGGTGGAACGCCTAGTAGCATATTAGAAACCGATAGAGATTTAACTAGCGAGCAAGCTAAATATTTACAAGAAAATTGGACACTTAACCATAATAGAAATAGAAAACCGGCCGTACTTACCGGCGGTTTAAAATGGAAATCTATTAGCGCGGGCGCGGGTAACGAACTTATAGACGCTAGAGATCAAATAGTAAACGAGGTAGCCCGTATATTTAGGGTACCGGCTCATTTAATACTTAGTAAAGACGGTAGTAACGTTTATAGCAATATAGAGAGTAACGGCCTAGCTTTTATTAGACATACTTTATTGCCTTACATAAGGCGCATAGAGGACGGCCTAACTACTTTATTACCGGGCAGGCAAATGGTTAAATTAGATACGGAAGAATACGCGCGCGGTGATCTATTTAGTAGAGTACGTACTTACCAAGTAGCTATATCTAGTGGTTTAATGACACCTAACGAAGCCCGTACTAAATTAGACTTAGAGCCTTACGAGGGTGGCGATAGTTTCTACTTAGGATTACAGGGCGCCGCAGTAGACCCTAGTATTCCTCCTTTAGGTAGCGACGAACACGACCCTAAAAAAGATTTACTAAACCCGGAAATACAAGATGATTAGCGAAAGTTTTACTATTGCACCCGATACGGCTAGTAAAATACTAGATAGTCAAAACTTTGAGCAACATATTTATATTCATAATAACCACTCAAATAAAATGTATATAGGCGGTAGTAACGTAACGGCTAGTAACGGTTTACATTTAGATAATGGCGAAATGATTGAAATTAGAGTACCGCAAGATAATGAGTTATACGCTATAAGCGAAAGTACTACCGGCGATATTTCTATACTAAGACCTAGATAATGCCCTATTATATTTCAATGGAACACCCGGATTGTCCGAACGGCCACGCGGTAGTTAAAGAAGAAAACGACGAATTAATTACTTGCCACGAAACACACGAGGACGCAGAAAAACATTTAACCGCCCTTAATATAGCTATGGCAGAAGAAGAAAAAAATAGTGATCTAGTAGCAGAAACTAGAGCAGTAGATTTAACCGCACCGGCTTTTATGAAAAAGAATATGCAACGCGGTTTAGATAACTTAAATAGAGCGGGCGACGGCTTAACACCTAAAACTATAAGGGACGCTAGAAGTATTATTAGTAGCGGTAAGGTAAGCCCGGCTAAAGTAAAGTTAATGTATGCTTGGCACGCTCGACATTTAAGTGATTTAAAACGAGAAAAAAGCAACCCTAACGATAGCGACACTTGGCGCGCTAGCGATGTTGCGTTTTTATTATGGGGTAGTAATCCGTGGACGGCGCCTACGCAAGCAGGCGATTGGGCTAAAAGAAAATTAGATCAACTAGCTAACGAGGAAAGAAGTTTAGATAAAAGAGCGCCTAGCGACCCTAGTACGCCGGCACCTAAAGAGGATCAAATAGAGGGTAGCAAGAAAAACCCTAAAGGAAGTGCTACCGGTAAAAGTAATAATATTAAATTTAACGACGCTACTTTAAAAGCTATACAAACTATCGTAGATAACCATAATGAAGAAGTTAAAGATATGTCTAGTTGGCGTAAATTACGTGTACCTACGGCTAAAGCAGTTGTACGTAGGGGCTTTGGTGCTTATAGTACTTCGCATAGGCCGGGCGTTAGTAGGCAAGCGTGGGGTTTAGCTAGATTAAAAGCTTTTAGTTATTTATTAAAAAATGATCGGCCTAAAAATTCTAACTATAGGGGCGATAATGATTTACTACCCGAAAGCCACCCACGTTTTAGCGGTAAGGAAGAAAAAAGCAACAATTTTTATGACATTAAAGGCGACGCTATGACAGTTACCACTAAAATACTTAATAAGCGAAGTAGGATTAGTTCATATATGAAAGAAAAAGAAAATAGAAGTTTTAGTTTAGCTAACGTAGAAATAAGAGAAAAAGAGGACGATAAATTTACTTATAGCTTTAGCGGTTACGCAAGCGTATTTAATAAACCGTATGGCGTAAGAGATAGTAAAGGCGCATATACCGAAACAATTAAACCGGGCGCATTTAAAAAGACTTTACAAGAACAAGATGACGTTAGATTTTTAATTAACCACGACGGAATACCGTTAGCGAGATCAAGTAGCGGTACTTTAAAATTAGAAGAAGATGACTACGGCCTATTTGTTGAGTGCGAGCTAGACCCGGCTAACCCTAAAGTTGCCGAAGTTGCAAGCGCTATGAAACGCGGGGATCTAAACGAAATGAGTTTTGCTTTCGCAGCAGTACGCGATGACTTTGACGGCGAAAAAAGAGATGTACAAGAAGTTAGATTATTCGACGTAAGCGTAGTTACTTACCCGGCTAATAGTTACGCCGGCGCTACATTACGTGGGCTAGATATATCCGAAAACTTAAAAGAGCTAGTCGAAAGTCGTAATAGTGAAAAAGCAGTAGAAGTTTTAGAGCAAATTATAAATTCTTTAGATGAAAATAAAGATGAAGATAAGCGCTCTAAAAGCAACCCTAAATTAGAAGTCTTAAAATTAAAGATGAAAAAAGACGGGTTGTTATAAGACGTAACGCCGGGTACATACCCACCTTACGCATTAAGTACAAGCAGAATAAAAACGAGGAATAATTAAATTGAAAAAATTAATCGAATTAAGGGACGCTAAAGCTGAAGAACTTAATGGCCTAGTTTCCGAAATGGACGAAATGGACGCCGGCGAAGAATTCGACGGGAAAATGGAAAGATCCAACGCTTTAATGGAAGAAATTAAAGAGCTAGACGAAAAAATTAAGGCTGACGCAGATATGCGCGCTACCCTTAAAGAAGTAGAGGAAAGCAGAAAGTCTTTAGAAATTAAAGATGAAGATATTTCCGAAACCCGTATGGAAGTTAAAGAGCCTGATATGTACCGTAAAGGTGGGGAAAACTCATTTTTCGCAGATATGTACCAAGCAAAATTTAATTCTGACTACGACGCACAAAAAAGATTGTCCGACCACCAAGAATTCTCAAAAAGAGATGTTGGTACAGGCGCTTTTACAGGATTAGTAGTCCCTCAGTACCTAGTAGAAGATTACGCACCACTTGCAAGAGCGGGCGCTAACTTTTACAACGCAGTACCAAAAAGAGAATTACCTGCTTTTGGAAATAAAGTAGAAATATCAAGAATTACTACCGGATCAGCCGCAGCTGAACAAGCTAGCGAAAACTCCGCAGTACAAGAAACAAATATGGACGACACACTATTAACAGTTAA